ACTGGACGCTGGTCAACGAGGACGCTCGGGCGTGGGCGCAAAACCATATCGGGACATTGATCGGAGGCATTGATGAGACAACGTTGGCTCGAACTCGCACGGCGGTTGCGGCATGGGTACAGAATGGTGAACCACTCTATATGCTCATCGAAGATCTGGAGCCGGTTTTTGGTTCACAGCGCGCTCAACTGATTGCCTCTACAGAGGTCACGCGTGCCTATGCGGAGGCCAACCAGCGCGTCTACAAAGAGGCTGGCATCCGGTACATGGAATGGCGGGCCGCAGCGGATGAGCTGATGTGTCCGATATGTGGCGCTCTGAACGGTCAGATCGTTGGCATTGACGACAAATTCGACCAGGCACTTGACGAACAAATCCGCACACAATTTCGAAGCAACTTTCAACTGCCACCTGCACATCCCCGGTGTCGCTGCTGGATCGTGCCGGTCGTAGTGGATACGGAGGTTTAACATGGCGTCGATACGGATCGAGGGTGTGGACAAGCTCATGCGCAAATTCAACTCGCTCCAGCAAATTCATGACATCCTGCGGCCACCCATGCAGAGGAGCGTGATGATATTGCAGGCGGATTTGGCCAAGTATCCGGCGAAACGCCCCAACTCGTCCTATGTTTGGACTGGTACGCTCGGCAGGTCATGGACACCCAGAGTGCGCCCGGAAGGCGACCGTTTGGTGGGCAGGGTCGGCACAAAAGTTATTTACGCGCCATTCGTGCAGTCTGAAAAATTCCAGGCTCGCATTCACCGTGGGCGTTGGCAGACGGATGTCCAGGTTTTGGAGCGCAACAGAACCCGGATTATGAGGCAATTCGAATCGGCCATCAAACAGGCACTGGAGGCATAAATGCCTTGGCACATTGAATCCGACACAACAGATTGCGGCGGCTACGCTGTTATCAAAACAGATGATGGCTCGCTGGCTGGTTGCCATGACACCAGAACGGATGCGGAGGCACAGGTCGCTGCACTGTATGCCAGCGAGGCGGACAAGGCAGACACGCCGCCGGATGTCAAGTATCCAAAACTTTGGATCCGGGCCAGGGAAGAGGCTCGCAGAAAGTATCGCGTCTATCCGTCTGCCTATGCCAACGGCTGGCTGGTGCAGCGCTACGGGCAGCTGGTCCGGGAGCGGCATGGAGACGATGAGAGCGGATACACCAGCGGCAAATCGGTAGATGTTGAAACGCTCATCGAGCATATCGACGGCGATGCAGATGCAGAGGCCAGCTATAAAAATCTCACGGAATGGTTTGCCGAGCAGTGGGTCGACATCAGCCGCCCCAAAGAGGGTGGTGGCTACGAGCCGTGTGGCCGCCCGACTGACGGTATGTCCGAAGACGATTATCTGGAGGCGTACCCAAAATGCCTGCCCAAAATCCGGGCAGAAAACCTGTCAGAAGCAGAGCGCCAGCGTCTCATCCGGCGCAAGCGACGCGCAGGATTACCAGAGGATGGCAAGCCGGTCATGACCAGCAGCGAGACAAAAGCGACGCGGCGCTACACGTACAATGGCGTGACAGTCCAGGCGTCGCCCAGGCGGCCATCGAGCCGAGACGACAAAAAGTACATGCGCACAGTGCTGCGCAACGGACGGGAGTATCTGGTCCACTACGGGGATCCAGAGCTGCCCATGCAGCGAGACATCCCCGAGCGCAGAGAAAACTTTCTGGCCCGGCACAGTTGCAGTGACAAGCGAGATCCGCTGGCCCCGGGATTTTGGGCGTGCTATGACTGGTACGATATCGACGAGGGCAAAAATACGGTCAAAGCGCTCGGCATGACCACCGACGAGCTGCGCATCGGCAATTACATGGTGCTGTGGGGCGGTCGGGATTTGGAGGGGCTGGCATCGCACCGGCGCAACCCCGACGGTTCGGTAGGCGAGTTCTTCACAGCCAAAACCATTTTCGAATCACCGTACACGCAAGCCGACATCTTAGCCGTTGACTGGGAGCATGGCTATGCCCCGTCTGGGGAGCCTGGCCCTGACGATGTGCTGGGCCGGGTCGACTGGAAGACAGCCATCGTCGACGAGAAAGGTCTGTTTGTCGAACGTGTGCTCAACCGGCGCAACAAGTACGTCCAGTTTCTGGAGGAGCTCATTCGGGCCGGGCTCATTGGTACCAGCACGGAGGCAATCCCAGACGGTGTGGTCAAAGCGGCCAACGGCGAGATTGTAGCATGGCCATTGCGCAGAGACACGCTCACGGTCCAGCCGATGGATCCGCGTATGATTGACGACAACGTTGTGGCGGCAGTCAAATCGCTCGGCATCGACAATCTGTTGATGGCATCCTGCTATGATTGTACAGAGGCGGCTCCAGAGGCGGATAAAAAATCTGCGGCAGCTGCGATGTTGGATGAGCTGGATAGGATGCAACAGGAGTTCTCAAAATGACGTGGATGGAATGTATCAATCTGGCCCGCAATGCCGTGATGGAAGGCGATCTGGATCTCGCCCAGAGCTACAAGCAACGGGCGCAGCTACTGCACGAACTGGACATGATGGCCTCGGGCGCAAACGTGGAGATCGAAATGGAAGACAAAAAAATGGGTTACGACGAAATGAAGGCACTGCGCGATGAGATCGATGCGCTCAAGGCTTTCCGAACGCAGATTGAAAGCGAACCTGCCACCAAATCGGCGGCACGACTGGTCGTTACTGCTGATGAGACTGACAAGATGGCTGATATGCCATTCAAGTCGCTCGGCGAACAGCTCTACGCTGTGGCCGAGGCAGCCATGCGTCCCCATCGTGCTGACCAGCGTCTGGCTGCTCAGGCCAAGCGAGCCAAAGCTCTCGGATTGTCAGAGGGTGTTCCGAGCGATGGAGGCTTTCTTGTCCAGCCGGACTTCGCGGCGGAGATCCTGCAGAGGATGAATGAGATGGGCAGCGTGATGAGCCGCACCCGTCGCATCCAGATCAGCGCCAACAGCAATTCGCTCGTGATGAATTCCATCGACGAGACCAGCCGGGCGACCGGCAGCCGCTGGGGTGGTATTCAGGGGTACTGGCTTGCCGAAGCGGGCACCAAACTGGCCACCAAGCCAAAGTTTCGCCAGATGACGCTCCAGCTCAAAAAGCTGGCCGGCGTTGCCTACGCAACTGACGAGCTGCTCGCCGACACCACGGCGCTCGGCAACATCATGCAGCAGGGATTTAGCGAGGAGCTCACGTTTTTAGTCGAGGACTCGATCGTCAATGGCACTGGTGCAGGCCAGCCTCTCGGCATTTTGTCGAGCCAGGCGCTGGTCACCGTCGCCAAAGAGACGGGCCAGGCGGCGGCCACGCTGGTGACCGCCAACATTTTCAAAATGTGGTTGAGGATGTGGAACCGCTCGCGTGCCAACGCTGTTTGGTTTATCAATCAGGACATCGAGGCCCAGTTGCTGTCTCTCGATATGCCTGTCGGTACTGGTGGCATGCCGGTGTATCTGCCAGCTAACGGGATTAGTGGTGCGCCGTTTGGCACGCTGCTGGGCCGTCCGATTGTGCCGATTGAATACTGCTCCACGCTGGGCACTGTCGGTGACATCATTCTGGCCGACCTGTCCCAGTATGTCATGATCGAAAAGGGCGGGCTGCAGGCTGAGACCAGCATCCACGTCCAGTTTTTGACAGACGAGACCGCTTACCGATTTGTCTATCGTGTCGACGGCCAGCCCGCATGGCACGATACGCTGACCCCGCACAAGGGCACGGCGACCGTGTCCCCATTCGTCGCTTTGGCCACCCGGGCATAGGAGATACTCATGCACATCTCTCAGACTCACAAAATTGTCCAGCTCTATCAGGGTGCGGCTAACGCCGTGGCCTGTGATGTGGTGTCGCTCAAAAATTTCCACCGCGGCGCTATCGTTGTCACGCACACTGGCAGCGCTGACACTGATCTGGTGCTGACGGTCAAAGAGGCGACGGCGGTGGCCGGCGGTGGCCAGACCGTAGCCAACAACGTCGACATCTATGCCGATGTGGATGCGGGCACGACCAGCGATGTGTTGGTGCGCCAGACGGCGGCCAAAACCTACACCATCGACACGGGCGTTGCCCCCAATCAGGTAGTCGTGTTCGAAATCGACCCCGATGCGCTCAGCGCTGGGTTCGACTGCGTCTACCTAGATGACAGCGGCGGCAACGCCAGCAACACTGTTAACATCACATTTATCGGTGTGCCCCGCTACCCTGGGCTCCCACTGGCCTCTGCAATCACTGACTAGGATCCGTATCCAGGTATCCAGCGTGTGTCGACGATTTTGATAAACTTTTCTTATATACGCGTATATTGAAAAGTTTATGAAAAATTCAGACACACGCTGGATACGTGGATACCGAAATCGGCGGAACCACCGCCATAACCGAGGAGGATGGATATGACTGTTGCAAATGTTAAATCGACCTGGACAGGCGGAAATCTGCGCTTTGGCCAAAAATATGCAAATGGCACGGCGAGCGTCCAGTTTGATGGCGTCCCCCTAGCGCTCAGCGGTGACTACTCGCTCACTGGATTCAATGCGCTCTCCAGCCGCTACGAGTTGTCGTGGGCGGCCGGGCGGCGTGGCAAGCCAGGCATCAACGCTGACATCCAAAATGCGTCCGAAGCGACTCGGATGATTGCCGACCCAGACTTCGAGGTGCTCGGCACCAATGGCACCTCTGCGCTCAGCACATACTACGCTGAGGGAGGGCTCACGTTTACGACGGCCGGAGCCGACAATGATCAGATGATTCTGGTCCCGCATCTGGACGCCAACCAGTCAGCCTGGGAGCAGGTCACCTGGGGTACTGACCAGGAGACGATCTGGGAGTGTGCGCTGCGCACCACGGCTACGATTACGTCGATGACCATCTGGGCTGGGCTCAAGTTGACCAACACATCGGTCACGGCCACCGACAATGACCAGGCGTTTTTCCGTTACGCCGCGGCGACCAACTCTGGCAAATGGCAGGCAATCCACAGCATCGGCGGCACCGATACGGCTACCGATACCGGCATTGCGGTTGCGGCCAGCACAACGTACCGGCTGCGTGTGGCGATTGATGCGTCGCGCATCGCTCAGTTTTACATCAACGGAGCGCTTGTCAGCACGTCGACCGCCCTGACCAACGCAACGGACCTCAAGCCGTACCTTGGCGTGCAGGCCAACACTGGTGCTGCCCGCTCGATCAATATCATCGGGCAGGCCATCAGCCGCAAGGTGGCGTAACATGGGTATAGCCCTTGTGCGCTTGGCCAGCGGTGCGATCCGTGAAGAGCCCGGCACGTTTGCCACGATCAAGACCGGCGAGCTGGCCGGCTCGGCGACAGCCGTGCAGATGCCAGATGTCACCTGCTATCGGGTCAAATTCAAGGCGCTTTCGGACAATGCCGGAAACGTCTACATTGGTGGCGCTGGAGTGACTGTTGCCAACGGCTCTACCGATACGACCACGGGCTGGGAACTGGATGCCGGGCAGGAAACCGAGTGGCTTCAGGTTGACAACCTCAACGTGTTCTATCGGATCTGCAACAACGCCGGGGATGATTTGGTCTACATGGCGATGATCTAATGGCATATGCAAGCGTGGCTCAACTGCGAGCGTACATGGGCCTGGATGTCAACGACGACGATCCTCTTCTGGAATCGTTGTTGACCCGGGCCCAGTTCGCGATCGACAACCATACACATCGGACGTTCGAGGCTCCGGCTGATACAACCAAGTTGTTTGACGCCGAGCATGACACGTCCGACCACTACATGGTGCTGGACTGGACACCGTACGCTCTGGATCTGTGCCAGATTACGACGGTGATCAATGGAGACGGGACATCCATCTCTGCAAGCTCGTATGTCACCAACCCGCGCAACCAGACACCGTGGTACGGGCTGCGGTTCAAACTTAACAGCGGCTTGTATTGGACGTTCGATCAGGACCCAGAAAACGCCATCAGCATCACGGGCCGGTGGGCGTACAGCGTGACGGCCCCAGCAGACATCGTGCATGCGACAGTTCGCATGGCAACGTACATGTATCGGCAAAAGGACTCCAACACGTTTGACGTTACAGCGATTCCGGGCGCTGGTGTGATCGAGGTACCGCAGGGAATTCCCCGAGATGTCGGCAAGATTCTGGAACCGTACCGGAGGCTGCGATGACAATCAGCACAACGATTGCTTTCGCTCAGCAGCGTGCAATGACGGTGCCAGGTGTTGTCTACGCTCCACCCGGCAATTATCCTCCAGCTCTGGACACTGCACTGCTCCCTGCCGTACTGACGTTTCCTGGGCCGGCCGGCGTGCCAACGTACTCACGTAGCGCTCGGGATTTGTACTCTGTTACTCGCACGTACTACGTTGCGTTCTATCTCCACACTCTGGGCCAAGGCAATCGCAACAATAAAATTCAGGATGGCATTGTAATGCTTCAGGAAGCGCTCGATGCATTTTTGCACAACCGCCATCTCGATCCGGAAGTTGTGATTATGGGCGTGACGGACGATACTGGGATCACGTCTGGCAGGGAGACGGCAGGAGCCAACGATCAGTACCTGACGTACAATGGCCAACCATATTTTGGCTTTGTGCTGTCGGTCAATATCGAGGAGGTTAATCTATAATGGCCAAGTACGTCGGCCCCAACTCTGCCGCACTGTCGTGGAATAGCGTTGTGATTGCTCAGGTTCGTGACATCTCTGGGCCGTCGATGGTCGAAGATGCAGTAGACGTTACAACCCGCGAAAACAGCAGCCGGGTGTATACCGCCGGTCTGCGGGATGGCGGC